ACCCACCAGTCCTGCCTATCTCTGCGTTAACCTTTAACCGATAGAGGCCAGCAGTGTTTATTGTCAAGGCTCCACTAGCAGAGAGGGAGACATAGTCATTAGACTGGGCTGCTCCAAACTCAAGTTGTAGTGGACTGTCTAGGGCAGATGGGAGTTGTGTAGATGCTGTGCTCGATGCATCAAGAAGTCTCTCGACAGCCATAGAAGCTACTTGATCTACTGGAGCTGCCCAGCCAGAGGAACCCCCTGCCGATGTTAGGACTTGTCCTACTACTGAAGTGGAAGCACCTTTAGGTTCATGTAGTTGTGCCTCTGGTATCTCTCTATGTTGTATATTGGCCATTCATTTCCTCCGGACAATAAAAAAGGGAGAGAAGATTACTCTCCTCCTCCCCTAAAGACTCACATAGCTTACACTACGTATAAGTATTTAACCACTGCTGTACCAGCTGTTGGGCCAGTGACAGTCAAGTCAGCTGCTGTAGTAACTGTTACATAATTAGCCACTGCACCGTTAGCAGCTGAGATGTCTTGTGCACCTACTGTAGCTGCTGAGATGGAGCCTGTGAAGAAATCTACAATCTCTGTCACAATAGCGCCAGCTGGAACTTCAACTTTAACACCAGTAGAACTGCCATCAAAGTTGACACTAATCTCTTTCTCTGCACCAGCTGAAGGAGCTTCACCGCCCTTAAAGCCACCCACTTGACGTTCACCGTAGTGGTTGTTTACGCCTAGGCCTGTATTTGATTCAAAACCCATTGTTCTTCTCCTTATGCAATCGCTGTAGCTGATGTAATGATTACGCCTAACGTGTCAACACGCTGAGCACCTAAACCAAAACGAGAGCTTACAACAAACTCATCTCGGCGTAGGTCTTTATTACGCTCACCTTCAACTCGTGGCTGACGTCTCCATGCACCCATAATAGGCTTAGTCTGATCATCTAGTACACACATACAGATGTTAGCTACAGCACCTGTAACAGCGTTAGTACCATCACTGAAGTTACCAGTTGGTAGGCGGTTAGACAAGATGATGTCGAAGCCGTATAGATTCCCTACGAAACGCATACCAGAAGCTATGCCACCACGCAAGATAGACTCTGCGAAAGGTGTTACATCATTGGTAATTGTAATTAGGTTGTTAAGAGTTGCTTCAACTACTGGGTCAGCAATGAATACACGACCTTGCACTGGTACGTTAGCCTTGTCGAAAGCTAAACGCATAGATACTAAGTGTGCTGTAGAGAAGATGTCGTTAGTCTCAGCTGAACCGATACGGTGAGCAAAGCCATTAATGGTGTTAGCGTTAGCATTAGTCTGTGCTGCGTTAGCTGTAGCTAAGAAGCGAGTCTCAAAGTTCTCTTGTAGAGCACGAGTAGATTCAGCTGAACGAGCTGCCATAAGAGCATCTACGTTATAACCATCTTCACGCATGTCATCAGTAACGAACCATGCATCACCAACATAATCAGTGATAGTAAGAGTTATACGACCAGTGTCGATTGGGTTGTATGTGAAGGCTTCGTTCTCAGTACCTTCTTGAATTGTTACAGAACCAATGGTAGGGATGTTAATTGTATCACCAGAACCAAAGTCTGCTACGTTACGGTAGTATTGCTCACCTAGCAAACCATCATGTAGGTTCATCAGGATGAAGTCTGAATAGATCTCCTGTTCGATGAACGCTGTAGTATTAGTTGTTAACTGCATTTCTAATTCCTCAAATTTCTACGTTGTGTTTTTGATAAACCTTGTCACGAATCTTGTGCAAGTAGTCTATCTGATCTTTTGTGGAGGCTCCTCGTAAGAGAGATTTCTCTGGAGGGGCTAAGCCCTCTTCTTTCTGAAAGCCAGTTGGAATGTTCACGCTACCTGAAGTCATCTTAGGAGCAGGTGAACCACCAGCTTGATTGAAGAGTTGAAGTGCTGCTTGAGGACTTGCCTGTGACAAGCTCTTAAGAGCATCGACAGTCATGCCTAGTTCAGTAGCTTTAGCAGAGACCACCTCTTGTGTTTTGTCTCCAAACTGGCTGAATAGTGCATCACTAACTTGCTTCTCATTGCCCATAGCCTGCGTCTGCGCTGACTGCTGTGCTGAGAAGTTTTGAACGAGGTTTAGTACGTCCTGCTCGTTCAGTCCACTAACTTGAGGGGTAGACTCAGGTTGGGCCTGCTGTGCAGTGAGCTTATCTACAACGTCTTCCACTGCTGCTCTCTTACTTAACTCTTCTCTCAACGCTGCTATTTCAGCCTCCTTAGAGGCAACTTCATCCTTCAATTGAGGAATGAACTGCTGAGAGTGAGCTAATGCATCAAGTGCTTTAGGGACATCGTTATATTTCTGCTCTCCATTCTCATTCTTAATCATACTTAACTGGTTAGTAAAAGCTGATTCTTGAGAAGGTTGTTGTGCAGGGGTTTCCTGCTGTTGATTATTACCAAATGCTGTTTGAGGCTGGTCTGCCATATAGAACCTTTATGTTATGTTATTAATATAAATAATAATGTATATGCTGTATATTCTTAGTATACTACTATATACTAGAAATATTGAGTTTTTCCGGTAATTATTTTTCTAGAAGACTTACTATTTCTTCTAGTGCTCTCCTATAGCCAATGATGTCAGCTTGTTGGTAGCACCAGTTGGGATTGTCATACTGTGTCTTGTTTGTAGTGAGAGCAGACTCTATCTTCTCTGAGCATATCTCAGTAAGTCTAGCCCTCACCACTGTAGCAGACTTGAAAGCAGACTTAATGTCTGCCTCCAATTGACTATCTACACCTTTAGTCCAAGTTGTCTTCATCACTCACCCATTGTAGGAGCAGTGTCCCTTACTAATGCTTCTTCTCCTGCCCTGCTAACTAGAGATGCAGTTTCCTGCTGCTCAAATACAGCAACGTTAGGGGTGAAGATGTTATAGCCAGAGAGTCCTGTAATATCCTCTACGAAGTCTGTAAGAGCCTTAGCAGAAGTGTGAGGCATAATCATCTGACCAAGAGGAGAGTTGAATACAGTCATGACGTTCTGCAAGTCCTGAGACTGCTTAGCGAAGTGTCTAGCGCCAATAGGCCTAACTACACCATTAGCTGTAATGTCCTCTCTAGTGACGCTCAGGAAGTCCTGAATGCCTAGTTCACTATCAGTGATACGAATGATGTCAGTGATGTCTAGGTTACGTCTAGCAGACTCTAGCATATCATTAAGCAAAGGCTCAAGGAGATTGACTTCGAAGTTAGTCACCTTAGTCTGGAAGATACGACCAGCTGCTGTAGCTAGCTGCATCACTTCTCCAAGGGTTTTCTCTCCGGGAGTACGTATGCCAGCTGCTTCTCTTGGAGCACCTGCATATAGCTCCATACGGTCTTCTATGGCTGCCATCTCACTAGCTGCTGCCATAATACCATTGAGGTTCTTACCTAACTCCTGTACGTCACCATTCTCATCAATAGCTATCTCTACACCTGGCCCCCATACAAACTCTTCCACTTCACCAATCACCTTCAATGGTGGGTGAACTGTTAAGTCCATAGCATCAGCCTTTAGGTTCTCTAGATGATCTAAGCGATATTGAAGCCCTACAAGGTTGTCTAGTGGCCCCATAGCCCATAGGTTGTCTGGCCTGAATCTCCAGCCTACGTGACGTATATTGGCTCCTGTGAACCATGTTGGTGTAGCCTCATTCCTCACTGTATAAGATCTGTCTACGACAGTGATGATACGGTCTGTCTGTAGTGTGCCTGTAGCAGAGTCGTGGTAGTCCCCAAAGAACTCCAGTATCTCCACATAGTCAGACATGTAATATTCATACATATTACCAAAGCCATCAGCTTGGTATTGTACAGCCTTATCAAAGTCCTCTATGCTGTAGCCACCAGCTACGCTCTGTATGGCCTCTCTACGCTCAATAGCATCTTCCCAGAAGCGTTGATCAGGGTCTTGTGCAGCTAGCTTCTTAAGCTCCCCTATGGTCTTGATACTTCTAACCACCTTAAAGCTATCATCGAAAGTAGCTGCTAAGGGGTTGAATACAATGTCTAAGGGACTTATACGTCCAGCCCTCGGGCCTACATAGTCTGGGATGATTGTCCCGTCAGAGGCTTCCTTGTAGCGTGCTTCAAAGTGTGAGGTGACGAAGGCATTACCCTTGTCGATATAATCATACAAACACTTCTCTATCTCTGTTCTAAACTTAGTCTCTCTCACCTTGTTAGACATGTAGCCTTCAATGGCTTCTGACTTAGCCTTAAGACTATCCTCTCTGCTATATGCTTCCCACTTCACCCAGTTGTCATTAGGGAAGAGTGCTGAGACATAGTTAGAGAACAGGTTGTCTCTTATCTGACACAGCTTAGGGATGGTTGTTGAGTTCTTCCAAGGGAGGGTAGAGTTGGTTGTAGTGGAGGTGTCTGTAGCAAAGACATAAGAGTCCTGCTCCTTCCACTCCTCAATCTTGTCTCTCCTCTGTTGGTTAAACTTGTCCCACAGTTGGCTAACCCATGCAGCTTCTGCATCTTGCCCTGTGGACTGCTGAATTTCTGCCACTTTATCCGACATTATCTTTCCTCGTCTTATATTCTCTTTGGGCCATATCTAGCACCACCCAGCCTTCATAGTATGTAAAGTTTCTATGCCAGACCCCCACTTGCTTTAAGTAGGCTCTGGCTTGTATGTAGGTTAGTGGAATGCCACACCCCCGAAACGGTTTGAGGTTTGTATACCTCCTGTGAAGAAGTCTTCCATCTTATTCCTATTGGATTGCTTTGGAGCCACAGCTATATCTACAGCAGAAGCTAGGGAGTCTTTCAAGTCATCATGAGGAGGACGTGCTAGTACAAGCTCTTCTTCAAGCTGTTGAGTCCAGCCACCTTCACAATGCCAAACCTCTAGGTTGTCATACCTATGCTCTAGAGAAGCTTTAATACGCTCCTCCTTGCTTCCCTCAGTCTTACCAGGCCTAAACTCATCAACAGGGAGGGACATGCCCTCCTTCTTCAAATAGTCCTTGATGCTGTTAACAATGACTGTCTGAGCCACTGTCACTTCAGCTCTCAGCTTATTAAACCCCCAACGGGAGTGTAAGGCTGCTATGTGCTTAAAGTATACATGAGCCTTATCAGACTTAAACCTGTCTATGTCTAAGACATATATGTTCTTATTACAGTCTATGCCTATTACCACAATGGCTGTGTAATCAGCTTCTTTGGAGAGGCTGAATGCAAAGTCTATGGCTGCATATATGTTGAGCTTCTTGTCCCCATACATCCACCTACTACCTTCCTTGTGAAGCTTACGTGGGTTGAAGTATTGGAACTTCTCTCTGCATATACGTTCAGAGCCAGGATCATTTGGATCGTTGTAATACTGAGAGTGGAACTGCACTCTGTCAACATACTCAGCCTTAATACGAGCTAACGTACGCTGATCAAATCCAAAGGCCTTCCCATCTTCTCGTACAGCCCTAGGCCATGTGAAGATGTTGTCAGTCTCTACCACATACTCTTGTATTGACCATACAGCACTCTTGCCTATGAAGTTGCCTTCATCATCGAAGTCCTCAAAGGCCTGCTCCTTCCATGTGTCGTATATATCCTTTGGGTGGTAGCGTGTACCACATGCCATAGTAAAGCCACCAGCATTACGGATGGAAGTGAACTGTGAGGCCTTCTTAGCAACACTCTCTCTACCATCTTCTGTGTAGGCATTCTCAGGAACAACCAAATCATCTGCTACAACAATGTCAGCATGCCAACCAGTTGTGTTAGTTGTTAAGCCTGCTGTAGCTATTGTAGCATCTCGTATACCTTCCTTCTTACGCTGCACATGATCCACTGTCATCTTCATAGCAGACCACTTCTCACGCTTCCCTTCCTGCGGATTAATATACTCAGGAAAGTAACGCATGAACACAGAGGAGCCCAGTATGTTCTGTACAGCATATAGCTGTGTCTGGGCTAGCTCTGATGTTGCAGAGACATATAGCATAGTTACTTCTGGGTGTCTTGTTATTATCCAAGCACACCATGTAGCAACCATGTGACTCTTTAGGTGAGCACGAGGTAGCATGATAAGCTTGTTACTTGTAGCTTCATCTCCCTGCCCAAATAATGTGTAGTCCTGCATCCACCTAAAGATTTCATGGTGTACAGAGCCATACATATAACCTGGGTTTACCAACTTAGCGAAGAAGGAGAGGTCGTGCATAGCACGCTCCCTCACTTCCTTAGCTGCTGCTGGCATATTCTTGAGCTTTATTTTAGCATCTTGTAGCCAGTCATCTTCTTGCATACTAACTTCCAAATTTGACTTTATGTTTTAACGAGGGGCTCTCTATCAAAACACCTTACCTAGTGAATCACCTATGACACGAATACTCAACTCGGTTACTGAAGAAGCACCCACTGAATTAAGTTTAACTGTTAGCTGTCCAGACGCTACCGCAGTAGTTACCAAGGGTGGGTTAGGACCCTGAGCCTCAACAACGGTATTAGATACAACTGTGGGGGATACAGCGTTGTACCCTCTTGAGGTTAGGCGATTGAGGGTTACGCCTCTAAACTCACCGGACTGGACAGCTTGCACCTCGATAACAGCGTATGTAAAGGCCCCAGACTCGAAATCTAAAACTAAGATATTTTCTGCGCTAGTCCCAATTGTCTTTTGCACTGAGTATAGTGTAGACCCATCCTCTTGTAGTACACCTACATTGGGGAACAATGTACCAGAAGGATCAACTGCAATTCCCTCA